ACAATCAAGGTCAATGTCGTCTAACTTAATGCAGCCAATCAGACCAGCATCAACTCCATAATGCTTACCAAATTGGTCTTTGTAGGTACCATCACCCCATTTTGTATTGTAAGACACAAAGCGACGTCCATCTCTTAGATTGAATTCGCCTTCATTACATCCATGATCGTCGCGACCATGAAAAAACAGCGAACATGCTTCGTCCCATTCATCGTGCATCACGTAGCATAAATCACCGACATAATATTTTCCAGCTGGCATCATAATATAGTTTCCTTATTCAGTTTCCAAACAATTACCAAATGCATGATCATACTCTTTACAATAATCTGCAACTACTTGTACTACCATATTAACAGGAATCTGTAAAAGAGCGGCAATTGTAATTGGCCTAAACCCTTTACTATGCATCTCACAAATTTCCGAAGCTAAATCTTTTTTCATATCCATATAGTATCTCCACTCATGAATACATTATCCCCAATTGTCATAAAAACGTCAACAGGACAAATAACCGCATAGATAGTGCAGCATATAATAAAAAAGCCCGCATGGTACGGGCTTTATATTTAAGTTTTTGGCGGTTTTAGCGGTATGTCTAGGGCGTCATCATCCGTTTCCCACCAAAAGTGAACCCAGTCTTTATTCTCATTGCGATCAATTGGACGACCATAATAATTTGGTGTAATCTCTTGACGAGTGTTATAAATAAGAGCTGATATTCCAATCTTCGACCGTTCACAACCCCAGTCTTGCAAAAGCTCTTTCATTGTACGACCAGAATCAAGGATGTCATCCACGAGTAGTATTTTTTTACCATCGCTAATGTCATCGGCAATATCCATTGCTGACTCTCTCATCTGATCCCCATGAAAAGTTGACCACGATACTGTACGCATTGGAATACCTAAGCGATGTGAAAGGTATACAGCTGGAACTGCACCTCCTCTAACAATACCGACAATATAATCATAAAACTCACCTGAGTTAATAACTTGACTTACGATACTGTCGACATCTTGTTTGAAATTGTTGTATGAATAAAACATTTTATTTTCCTATTATATTACCAAACACGTAACAATGATTCCGTGTTGCTATATTGAATCCACGTTTCATAGCTTCTACGCTAATAGTAGCTACTTGCTGTTCTTCTTGTTGATCCTTCGTGGCACCGACGGGCATGATCCAAAAGTCGACTGGGTGTGGGGACGCAGCATATATTTCCTTTACAGCTTGATCTACTTCTGCCCAGCATGCCTCCGTTCCGTTCACTACAAATTTAATAACGTGTGTATATCCAGCATCAATATACGATGCAATGATATCTGGTTTTACAACATCCTTTTCACCAGATACTGTAAACAATTTAGGGGACATAGCGAAGTGAAAATCAATACCGGAATAGTTAATCATCTCTAACATTGCTGGAGTAATCTTTTGAGTAGCATTAGTCTCAATTGTAATTAATTTAGGAGCATTACCTTGTTTATGTAACTCCTCAACAATTGCTACCATAGCCTTTTGCCACATCATTGGCTCACCCCCAGTAAAGCATAATTGTGTATCTACCCCTGTATTGGGATGGGACCATTTGCCTTCTGGATTAGTCGTATGCTTAAGCATATCGATTAGTTTATTGGCTACTTCTTCTTCATTGTAATCATGTACTAGGTGTTTATACTTTGCAGACCATGAGTATGAAGAATCACATCCGTGTTTCCATACAGGTAAGTCTTCAATGCGGTTTACACTACTAATATCAAATGTTGCATATGGAAGAATATATGTCTCAGGATTAGTAGGATCCGTTTGTCCAAAACCATTACATTCTAAATTACAACCAAAGAAGCGAATCCATGCACTTGGTTTACCAGCATATAGAGCTTCCCCTTGGAAGCTGTAGAACATCTCAGATATTCGTATTTTCATTTTCTGTTCCTGTAATCTTGACGTTGGGAAGGTCTGATGGTTTATAATACACTTCCCCGCGCTTTAGCTGCCTATCTAATTTCTTCTTTTGACTCCACGCTCTTGTTACTTGCATTGGTGCAGCCCGTTTCATAAAAAGGACTCCATCGAGGTGATCCATTTCATGTAAGAATCCTCTTGCAGTCATACCAATATACTTCTCTGTATGCGTCTCACCAAAAGCATCTTGAAAACGTACCTTAATAGACTTAGGTCTTTTTATTTTAATATAAAGATTGGGATAAGTCAAGCATCCTTCTTCCAACTCAACAAACTCGCTGGTTTGATCTACGACTCTTGGATTAAATACAACCAATGGTTCCGCTGACCATAGTGCAAATGCTCTATATGGCAATCCGCATTGATTGGCAGACAAACCAATACCTTTATGGTGTTTCATTGTCTCAATTAAATTATTAGCCAACTCTATTGGATCTGTTGGAGGATTTCTAAAGTCAAAATCTTCTAACTCAGATAGTAATGTACGGTGTCCATCTTTTACAAGTTCTAATACCATTATATTTTCCTTATGCTATTCTACTAAAGTTTTTATGCTTTTCGAATTTAATTACATGTTCAAATTTATCAAACAACTGATCACCTTTATGGCTAATTATAAACGTATTTGTGTCTGCAGTCAACCCATTAAGGATTTTTAAAAATTCATCAGTACCGGACGAGTCTAATGAGCTGTCGAATACTTCGTCCATAATGAGAAGATTAGTAGAAGCGCTATTACGAAGCTTAGCAACAGCTCTCCAAGCAAATAAGAGGGCCAAGTCAATACGCATCTTTTCACCTTCTGAAAAACTGTCATAAGTAAATTCATCTCTAAACCTCGATTTAATTGTTTCTTCAAAATTTTCATTTAGCTCAAAGCTAACAAAAAAGTCCATTGCAGCAAGATACTTGTTAATTAGCTTATTAATAACAGGAACATATTGTTTAATGATCTTGGTTTTAATACCAGAGTCCTTTAACAACACAGCTGCTACATCATATACTTGCTTATCTTTTGATAACTCTTCCTTCTCTGCAATTGCAACTCTCAAGCTTTCCTTGTGTAATTTAACTTCTTCAGAGTTAGCATCAATCTGTTTAGTATTCTTTCCTAAGTCCTCAATCTCTTTATTAATAGACGTTACGAAGTTTGACCACGTACGTATCTGGATGAGGAAATCAGACACTTCTCTGTTCTTAGTAGAGATGGTAGAGGATATATCTGCGATTGCGGATAGTCTGCTATTGATACTATCCAATTCCTCTGCAATTTTCTGCTTACCTGATTCGATTTCAGCAATCTGCGTACTGCCTTTTTCAACAATCTTGGCTTTGTGGTCGTGTGCAATTCCTTGACGGCAAGTTGGACAATCGTCGTGGGAGGAGAAGAATGTGGCATCATCCTTAATCTTTTTAAGTTTGTGGTCCACTTGTCTTGAGATATCTTTGATCTTCTCGAGTCGCGTCCGTACCTTGTCCTGATCTGCAATACTACCAGACAGTGTGGTGACTTCACCATTGATTTGTTCAATTTGTATATTTGCATTTTGTATATCTGTATTCAGTTCTATAATACGATCTTGTTTTTGTTTAATCAGCTCATCATTATTTTGCTTTAAAGATTCAATATGTTTCTTGTACATCTCAATCTTATCAGCATTACTGTCAATCTTATAATCAACATCTGTGGCTTTAATTCTATTGTATGCGATCTTATCTTTAAGGATAGAATTCATAGTAGAGAAGATTTGAATGTCTAATAAATCTTCTACAATCTCTCTACGATAAGGAGCAGGTAATTGCATAAAAGGAACAAACGATGCGCTACCAAGAATAACAATCTGAGCAAATGACTTTTGATTCAACTTTAGAATCTGAGTCTCTAACATCTCTTGATACTCTTTTGCATCTGCGTTCTGATCAATCAACTGATCATCACTATAGATTTCAAATGTATTCGGTTTAATACCACGAACAATCTTATATTGCTTCTTACCAACAGAGAACTCTAACTCTACTACTGTACCTTTTCCGTTGACAGTATTAATAAGTTGATTCTTGTTTACCTTACGGAATGGTTTACCATAAAGACCAAAAGACAATGCATCAAGGATTGTAGATTTGCCAGCGCCATTCTCTCCAACTATGAGAGTGGTTTTATGCTTATCAAATACAATTTCTGTGAATGTATTGCCAGTGCTTAGTAGGTTCTTCCATTTTATACTTTTAAAATATATCATCTATTATTCCACACTCAACGCTTCATGATATAAGTTTCTAATTAAATTGTCAAGCCTCTGACGGTCACCTTGTATCTGCATTGAGTCTACATACTTGTTCAAAATGGTTAGTGTATCTTCTGCTTCATTAATAATATCATCATCTGTCTCTAAATCCATATGGAAGTGATCTTCCACTACCTGCATGTCTAGCACTCCAGCCTTTTCTAGCTTATCGATAAACATATCAAACCAATGTGGGTTATTTTTATTTCGTACAATAACCTTAACTATTGTTCCTCTATACTGCTCAAAATCAATTGATAGGACTTCTTCCATTGTTCCTTCTTGATCATCGTAATGAACTTTATGGAACATAATGTTTGGATTAGGAATAAACGTCAATTGTTTTGTGTCTGTATCGAGAATATGGAATCCCTTTTGATCACTAAAGTCCGACCATGTTATTTCGTATGGGGTACCTAAGTATTGAATATTCTTATGAGTAGACTTGTGGTGGAAGTGACCTGATAGTACTAATGGATGCTTATTGAATATATTCATGTCAAGGCCTTCATCACATACAGCGCCACGGTACATTTCAAATCCTGCAATTTCAAAATGTCCTATGATTACATCTGCAGTAGATGTATCAATTGCATCAAGGCATTCCTTTTCGTTGTCTTGGCATATCCACGGTACCAACAAAACATTATAGTCTTCAAATGCTACGGAACCAGGGGTTTCGTGCACTTCTATATTGCTGTATTCGTTTAATAACAGATTAAGAGAATTTACTTCGTTTGTATTCTTGAAATAAGTATCGTGGTTACCAATAATGATATGGCACTTAATACCCATCTCTGCTAAGGGTTCAAAAAAGTAACTTCTGCAAAGTTTTAGACTTTGGAAGTTTATATACTTCCTACGATCGAATACATCACCCAATTGAATGACGTTAGTGATGTTATTGTCTTTTAGATATTTAAAAAATGTTTCTTTATAGAACTTCTCAAAGAATGTATGAAAATGAAGGTTATCGTTTCGCGCACCAAAATGCGTATCTCCCAGCAAACAAATTTTCATTAACTATTCCTTAGCATCAAGGTTAGGTATTTGTTCTCCTATGTCTTCTACCACTTCTTCTTCTAGGAAGTTTTCAATTCCTTTTTTTCTTTTCTTTTTCTTACTTAAAAGGTTTTCTTCAAACGTCTTAATAAAATCATGCATATTTTCATTATCCATATCAATATACGAAGGAGTAAAGTCTTTTTCATCAAACTCACTTTGTTCCATAAGCTCATTCATAAGCATACTATTTTCCAAGCTCTTATGTTTAATGTATAGTTGTTTCTTTTCTTTTAGAATGCGACGCAGAAACGCGTAGTATATAATTTGCGTAAAGTATGCAAATGGGTTTGAAGATTTAGCTGGATCAAAATTATCAATATAGCAGATGCAGTTCTCCACTCCATCTGAAATCATCTCTTCTCTATATGAGTAGTTGACAAAGTTTGGTTTCGTGGAAAGTCTATTAGCAATCATCAAGATACAATGACCCACATAGTTCGGAACTTGCGGTCTTAGCGTCTTCTGCTCTTTAGCATCTATTACCGTCTGCCTATATTCAACTATGCAGGCATATAGTTTTTTATTATCAACATAGTGGTTTGACATTAATACTCCTCATACATAACGACCTTATAATATATCATTTTGTTCTCAAAGTCAACTAATTTAGTGGGCCTTTAAGATTTAATCTCTCTAAAAGAGCTTTGTAAGCTTCAGTCATCTCATCTTCTTCAAATTCATCATAATCTTGTTTTATCTTGGTTGCACTTATCAGCTCTTCCTCAACATTTTTATCAATAATTACCTTGTAATTGTTGAGCGCATGATTATAATACTCTATCATTGCTTGTTTTGGCTTTACCACATGCAACAAATCTTTTTTATCAAATGTGAAATGTTTATCGCAAGCAAATGGCATATATCGACTAACACTAACCGTTGGCATTGGTTGCGTTGATACAAGTCTATAATTAATCTGCAAAATATCTTCCACTACTACTTTTGTTTCTTGATCTTCTTTAACATTGCCAATTACTTCTGTACCATTTTGTAATTTTAGTAGGGCTAGCATGTTATCCTTTTAGCTTTACGGTGTAAATTTTATAATCAAATTGTTCCTCACCATATATTTTAATACGTTCTGCAAAATGTAATAGAGTATGATTCTTATGAGTCTTCCATGAAAGGTCGTCTGAAATATCATACAACGTCGCTTCTGTTTTTGTATCGCTCTTTCTCAACCCTCGTCCAATAGATTGTAAATTTCTTATTCGGGATTTTGAAGGACTTGCAAATATAATATTATGTAGGTTTTTAATATTTACACCAGTTGAAAAAGTACCATAGGAGGCAACAATGATCATGTCGTTATGAGTTTCTGCTAATCGCCTTACCTCTTCTCTAACAAGAGAATCTACTTCTCCATGAACTAGTGTCACGTTTCTATTTCTACCATCCAGCATTGCGTTTAACACTTTGCCGTGTTTTTCTACAAACTGATATAGTATGAGAGTATTACCCTTTAACGATAAAGCTAGGTTTCTAATAAATCGATTTCTACCTTCATGTCTTACAATCCAATCAATTTCATCTTGGTATGTTGCTTTTTTAAGTAACTGTCGTTCCTCATCTGTATACTTTAGCACAATACATTTGATATTGAAGTCAGCAAGATGTTTCTGCTCTATTAATTTGGCAGTAGTAGTTACGTGCTTAGTTGGACCAAACAATCCTTCTAGTACTAACTTGTGAGTCTGTGTACCATCCAATGTTCCTGTAAATCCAAATCGATAATCACAATCTACCATCTTACTAACAATTCCTGTAAGACTTTTAGCTTTAAAGAGATGAGCTTCGTCTCCTATAACGCACGAGAATTGTTGAAACCATTTCTTAGGCATTTTGTAAATTGATTGCCAAGTCGATACAATTACTCTTTTATCTGTTTCTATATCATATCCATACATGATTTTATGAGCCATGTCTTTAAGATAATCACTGTTTGTGTAAGAAGCAAAATCGGAACACATTTGATGAACAAGTGATGTTGTAGGAACAACAATGAGACACTTCCCATCTTTATAGGAAAGAGCATAGCATATTAATAGGAATATAATGAATGACTTACCAGAAGCGGTAGGAGATAATAGAAGAGTTCTCTGGTGCCTTACAGCGTGAACAAATGCTTCTAGTTGATAGTCTCTAAGATCCATGGTCAAATCAAGCTTTGCCATGAATTCCCGGGCCTCTTCTACTGAAAACTCTTCTGCAGAAAAGTCTGTAAGGTATCCTAGTTCTAGATTACGATCTTTTGCAAACTCTTCAATATAGTGATTGAGTCCTGCATATATTAAATGGGTTCCTGTATTGAATAGTCGAATCTTTCCATCCCAACGTTTTGCTCTTACTGAAGGAATGAATTTAGCACCTGGAACTTGAAATGTAAAGTATTGACCAAGCTCATAGCCAATAGATGTATCACAATGTATCTTATTGTATACTGAATTGTACTTTTCTATTCCTATATCAGCCATTAAGCACCCATCTTAAATCTCTCCCAATCAATGGCAGACTTAATTTGAAATCCTCGAGTTGTTAGACTTTTAATAACCGCCTCTACAAACTCTACCTTTTCTTTTTGCATTTCCATTTTAAGACTGAGAGATTGCAAATCTCTATCAGCTTCTAGATGCATTGGAATGTCCGTACGTAAAATCTTTAGGGGATTAGGTTCCCATTCATGTTCTTTTAATGATTCTTCGGATATTGAACCATTGTACCACTCATACTTATTTTTATACATTTGTTTAAAGTCTGCTTCCATTTTACGAAGAAGCAAACGTTCTTGTGAAAATATTTTAAAGTATTTGGAGTGGAGCTGAGGGATGCGTAAGGACTCTTCGCCAAGCTCTGTACGATCTATTTGAGCATCACGCTCCCACAACAATTGTATTTCTTCAAGTTTCATAATATTTAAATGAGATAATAATCTTGCAATTATCCCTCAAACTGTAATCAATTACAACGATTTAATATTAAATGTTCTAAATTTAAAAGTAGCTGTGGCATCAATATATTCCACATCCTGACTGCGACTATCAAAAGAAAAGTTAGTAAGGGATATAGGAAACGCATCCACAAAAGTAACTTCATGTATTGGATTCATAGCACTAGACATTATAATTAATGAAGCATCGGAATATACTCCTTCTCCGGTTCCTCTTGCTACAAACCTAGGATCTACGGATCTATGTTCTTCAAAATTATTGGGAAAGCCAATTGCAGTAATCCAATTATACAATTCTTTATAGTTCTTCATAGATTCATCTACTTTGAACGTAAATATAAGATCACCATACTCTATATGATCGCCCGCAATTGGAATACGAGTGAAAGGGGTAGGAATATACGTATCCCCTAACGTAATGTCAGGTAAACTGACAGATTGTATAAAATAATTTATGTGGGGTGTTTTTTTAATAACGAATTTAAATCCTAAAGGGGATAAAAAATTCTTATTAACTGGTTCAGTATTTGAATATGCCATTAATTGCCTCCTCTACTATTTATCCAGATAAAAAAAGAGCCCCCGAAGGAGCTCTTTTGAATTATCCCTCTTATGGGGACTTATTCGACTTCCTATTAAAGGATGTTGTCTACTAGAACACGACGGTAGTAAACGTTGCTGTCCTTTGTGAGGGCGCCTAAACCAGCTGTAGCACCTTCTGCAAATGGGTTTGCAACCATACCGTAACGAGTCTTGAAGCCGATCTTAGGCTGGAAAGAACCTGTGTCGACTGCACGAACCATTTGTAATGGAACGTATGGGCAGTAGAACAGACCAGCGTCAAATGCGGATGCACCTTTGTAACCAACAACCATGTAGTTGCCACCAGCATATGGGTCAATATAAACCTTAATGCGGCCGTTTAATACACCAGCGAATGTAGCGCCAGTATCGTCAACTTGCAAGTTATTGCTGTTCAACGCAGGAGCATAATCCAATACACCAGCCATTTGCAATGCAGAAGCTACGTCTGAAGAGCAGATGATGATGTTACCTTTACCACGACGTGTGGATTTGGCGATTTGGTTAGCTTCACGCTCAACTTGGAACATTAGACCTTTAAACTTCTCAACAGACCAACGACCGTTAGCATCAACGTCTAAGTCGAAACGACCTTGAGTTGTTGTACCAGTGTTAGCACCGATTTGAGCTGTAACAGCGATTGTACGAACAACTTCACGGTTGATCTCCGCAAGGATCTCGGTTGTGAGGATGTTAGACAATTCTGTTTCTGCATCAAGACCATGAATTGCTTTTAAGTCTTGTGCAAGTTCCATTGTGTACTCAGCTTTTAAAGCACGTGTCTTAGCTGTTACAGAAACTTTCTCAATAGAGAATGCCATTTCTGGGAATGTGTTGCTACCAGATGTTCCTAAGGCTTCACCTTCAGCGATAGTCATACCACCGGCAAAGTTGTAAATACCAGTTTCAGCTAAGTTAGCTGTACCAGTAGATGTGTTGCCTGGGAATGTACCAACGTTCTTGTCACCAAGAGTGTTAGCACCAGCACGGGTTGTGGAGAATGCTGTATTAACTTCGTTGTAGAAAGACTCTACACCAGCATTAGATGAGTTGCTATACTTAGCACGCATTGCGAAAATCAAGCCTGTTGGGCCTGTCATTGGCTGTACGCCGCAGATATCGTATGCGATTAAGTTTGGCATTGCACGACGAACCAACGAAATCAACACTGGGTCGAAATTGTCGATGTCGTTACCGGTTTGGTTTGATGGAGCAGCTTCTGTTAAAAACTGACCGCCACTACGACCACCAGCTTCGCGCAAAGCGCGCTCTGTGTTCTCGAGGAGAACAGCAGTCACGGAACGTTTGTGAGAATCGTTGATCTTTGGTAGATCCTCGTGCTCAATAACGGGCTTCCATTTATTTTGGATGTCTTCAGATAGATACATTGTGGTTTCCCTTCCTTGTTAAAAATTGGGTATAAACTTATTTATAAAACTTTTATTTTTTGAT